TTTTAAACTGCCCCATCACTAACCTCTACAACAAAATCCTTATTAGTTGAACTCACACTCGTAATTAATGTGCCATAGTTCCAAGTAATGCTACTTACACTTCTCCATCTTATCTCTGCTACAACTTGACTACCACCATACCATGCTTCAACATTATTTAAATTGATGCTATAAGTGCCATTATCCACATTATAAAAAGGTACTAACCACGGAGTTTCTTTAGGTGGGAATGGTGGTAAGAACTGATATGTTGTTATTGGTGATGTGCTCAATGAAAGAGAACCAGTATATCCATCGCCATGCAATAATCCACTATCCCCACCAGTCCAATCGAATGAAAGGGAAACATTAAATGTTGTTGGTGCAGGAGTTGCTGTTACAAGGCCTTCAACCTGTCCATAACCAACTTTAGCATTGGGGTCTAATGGGTCTGTGCCATTCTCAACAAATGCTCTATACCATGTCTGTGTGCTTGGTAATAATCCACTTGCAGCAGCACTAAACGGACTTGTTGGTTGTGGTGGTGGATATAAATATGTTTTCTTAACACTTGAATTGGTGTTAGTTATGGTCAAGCTATTCTGTTGTGCTGCATTTTGTGTATAAACTAAACCATATTTCAATATATTGGTTGGTGTACCACCACTAAATGTATTTTGTGCCGTCCCAAAGCCTGTTCCATCAAGTAATTTAATTGCCGTTGGTGAAGTCGTTACATCATATGCAACTGCTGGTTCAGGCAATGTCGTTACCTCTCTTGTTTCACCCCAATAAGTAACACCATCAACCACAATATATGCAACATATTGATATGTTGAATCGTAATCCAGAGTAAGATTTGGAAGAGTGAAGTAATTAACACTTAGCGGTCCTGACGGTACTAATGCTGGATAAGTAATCCAAGGACCAAACGGTGTTTTTCTGTATCGTATAGCATAATATTGTACCTCTTCGTATCTCACGATGTTAAGACCTCCCGGTTGAATCAGTACGTTGCCGTGGAATACCAGCGATGACCTCGTTTCAACACTTGGGTCAGGTAACGGTGGTGGGTCGGTTTGAATTGAATAGGTTTGACCAGTTGCACCAGTACTTAGCGATTCAACAAATGCACGCACACTATACCAAGTACCATCATCTAAGCCAGTTAGGGTTGATGTGAAGTTATTAACTGTAATCGGTCCTTGCTGTGATAGTTTAATCCAATTATCTTCCACCTGTTCTATTTCATAATCTATTCCCTCAAGTAGATTTTCTAATCCAATTGGTGCTGAACCTCCACCGTATGGATAAGGATATGGATAAGTTAGTTTATATTCAACACCATATTCACTGAGTTCATCATATCCAATAATGTTTCTACCACCAGTTATAATACTACCGAGTTCAGGCGGTATGGTTTCAACATACAACGGAGTTGGTGGTGGTGGTGGCGCAAGAATCTCTTGAACAATACTAAATTTACTCCCATCATCGCCAAAATATTGCATCATTGGATTACCTCTTTTATCAATAGTTGTTGACCCATCAGCATACAAATTTACCCCTCTTTTATACCAATGTTTTTGTTTGGTAAAAATACTGTTTCTAATTAACAACCCACCTCTTCTCAATATGATTGTTGCAGATAATAACTGGTCAACAAACCTCTGGAAAAACGCATTATATTTACTCAGGAACGGATAGAGGTTCTGGAATGTATAGCCATTCGATTGTAACGGATTGTCATCGGGAAGCAATGCTCGTTCCAGATAAATTTCATATAATCTCAGAACTGTTGGATACCAACCACCTTTGAAGTCAGTTACCACTTTTCTGGTTCTGACATTAACCATTTTTCTCTGAACCAATTCAAGGAATTCCAAGAATGACAATTCGCTTATATCTCCAAGACCAAATACATCATTAATAACAGGGTCGAATGCCCCCGCACCACCAACAAGATAATACGCACTAATCACTGTACCATATCTAATACCTCTTGGTAAGAAAATCTCATAGGGATTTTGCACATTAATATTGTAGTCAGTAATTGGTTCTAAAGCAATGCCATCAACAAGAAACTTAACGTCACTTGCTTGATTTACTTTGTAATTAAGTTTATAAACGTATTTGTTTGCACTATTATTGAAATAAATCTTGCCAGTATTAAAACTATCGACTCTAATAACTTCACTTCTAAGGTTAATATCATTACTTCCTTGAACATGCATATATGAAATCTGCACATCGGGATTCTGTTTTAGATATGCAATAACATCGGGGTTCTGAATAATGATTTGATTCGTGCCACCTGTTGAATTTGCAGGGTCAAGAATGTAATCGGCAACGAATTGTGGTGTGCCTTTAGTAAGAGCAATTCCGTTAATTGTAAGTTGGACATCACCATGTGGATATTTTGGTAATGGCACATATGTTCCACCGAGAGTTGCTTTAATTCGGGTTACGATATAATTAATGGTAATCGCACTGGTCGGTCCAGCCACACTTGTTTCTCCCGAATTAACAAAAGTCACTTGAATAACATCACTTGGTCGTGTCCCACCACTAAGTTCTGGAATTGTAATTGAGTTTCCGCTAACAGTATAATCGGCTGGTGGTGCTGTTTCGGTATTACCACTGGTATAACCACTCGTATCACCAGTACTTGGTGCATTCAATAGTATACCGTTGTAACGCACTTCCATATCACCCAATTTGTGGTAATCACCGCTTACAGGCAATTTAAATTTATTAGGTGCTCCATCTAAGTTGAGATTCGAAATATTGACATATGAATACGGTAATGTATAACCACTTGAATTAGCAGCGAAATCTTTTTGAATATATTCATAAACATCGTATTCTATCCCACGTGCGGTATCAAGAGAAACATCGACTTCCTTGGTGTTAATTACCAATCTACTGTCTTCCTGATAATATTGGGGGGTGGTTGGGTGAATACGTGTTGTAGCACCTGTTTGAATCCATGATTTTTTATTATCTGGTGTTTGTTTTAAATCAAAACCAGCCATTCTAAAGACATCAAGATATGCTTGACCACTATCGGTATTCCCACTGAGTTGAAAATAAAAGTCATTGGTTTCCAACGGAGCAACAGGATAGCCTTCGGTATCGTATGGCAATGAATTACTTGGAAAATCTATTTGTGCAATTGGTTGAGTGGCTGGATTAATTTTTCCATCAACAGTATAAACGTATTCCGTTATATTAATGAATGGTTCTGGAATACCAATTAGCAAGAACATCGATTTAATTGCTTGACGAGTCCCTTTTGATTTCCAGAAATAACTGGTATTATTTAAGATTCTTCTCCAGAGTTCGATATCGATTTCTGCTGGTAATATGTCTTCATTTAAATTTCTTTCTTCATCATCAACAGTTAAGAATCCCTCAACTAATTCGCTCTCATTCACCAGCGAGAAATAATCCCAACCAAACGTATTTGCCATATTCTTCACCAGTTGGTCAGGAATATTATTTAATTTATTATATGTGACTTTATTAATATTAACCAGCGAATCAATAAATTGTCTGATTTGGTCGAATTCCCTACCATAAAGTCTTAGAAGTTTAGGTATTTTACCATCTTCGGTATAGTCATAGGTTTTAAGTGATTCTGGGGTTAGAAATCTTGCAATTAAATCTGTTTTTATTTTATCATACTTAGTGCCAATCCTCAACACTATTTTCAGGAATTTCTGATATGCTGGTGTGCTAATATCGATATTATATCCATCACTGGTTGCCCAAAGAACCTGAGAATCACTATAGAGTATTCTACCGTCTTCAAGTGGTTTCGGGTCTTTTAAAGTAAAAGCAAATCCGTTAGAACCTTCTCTGTTTGAAACGAGGTTTTGTTCATAACTATTAAGCAACGCCCTGAATTCCTCAAATGTCACATTATCTGGTCTTATATGATAATCAAGACTACCAGTATTTCCAGTTCCCATCTGCGCAAACGGATTACCTTGAACCTCTAACCTTATATAATTTTTAACGGGAACTATCGTTCCACTATATGTGTTGATACTATTAACTGTGTTTCCAGTATATCCAACCACTCTAAATAACGTGTTGGGTTCGAGATTTGACCAAATCACATATTTATCATATGAGAGATTTAAATTCTTTAATTCATTGTCGTCAGGAAGACTATCATTCCCAGCATTAAATGCTAACCCAAAAGTATTGATTGTTGCGCCAGTTGGAACATAAAATGTTGCAACATTTGCGACACTATCATAAGTATATCCAGAATAGGTGAATGGTATTGTAGAGTCTGGTTTTTGTGAGTTGGCGAACAACGACCCCGGGTATGCCAAGATAATGTTCTGAATCGAAACTCTTAGAAATTCATATGCTGAACCATATCTAACAAAGGTATTAAGGTCGGACTTATCGAGATTTAAAACGGCATTCGTTGTGTATGACTGAATGATTTCGGATTGGGTTTCATTAACTCCAAGGGTGTCTAACGTAACTGGACGCACAAAAGAACTCAACGTATTGGTGTAATCAATCGTTACTTTATTATCAAAGTTCGTTGTAACAAAAAACTTCCCAAAACTAAATATCGTGTTGGATGGAGTATCGTTAAAATAATCCCCGTTTAAGTTCTCATTAAGATTTGTTTTTACTACTTTTACCTTTGCCACAGTATACGATTTACTATAAATACGATAAAAAGAAAATCCCAATCTAAGGAATTGGGATTTTTCT